GCTGAATGTCGCAATGCCCTGGCTGTCCGTGACCGCGTAGGCCTGGCCGCTCAACGTCCCCGCCACCCCGGCGTGCTTCGCGACGGTGATCGTCACCCCGGACTGGAGCACCGGCGCATTCCCCGCATCCAACAGACGGACCACCGGCTGGGTGGTGAATGGCGAACCCGCGACGGCCCCCGCCGGCTGGGTGACCATCCCGAGCTTCGTCGCCGTCGAGGGAACCGGGCGATCGTGGTCCGTCCGAACAATGCCCCAGGGCATCAGGTGCTCGTGTCCACCCAGAGATCATTCGTCGCGGGGCTCGGAGGCGCCGTCGGGCCGACCGCGATGCTGGTGCCCGCAGCCCCTGTCGCGCCGGTGACGCCGGTCGCACCCGTCACGCCCGCGACGCCGGTCGCACCCGTCACGCCTGCCGCGCCGGCGGACCCGACATCGCCCGCGCGCTCGAAGGTGAACAGCAGCGCATCCGCGTTCGCGAACGGGTTCGCTGCGCTCGACCCGATGCAGGTCACGGTGATGTTCTTGTACCCGGTAGGCGAGGCCAGCGCCGAGACGGTGAAGAGCAACCACGCCGTCGGGTCTGTTCGCTTCGAGAGCCGGAGATGGCCCTTGACCGTGTTGGTCGAGCCCGCCAGCGTTCCCAGCACCGAAGACCAATCCACGCCATCGCTCGCCAGCAGGTCCGCTCGAATGACCGTGGCGCTGCTCTGGGTGGCGTTGTTGAGGCGCAGATTCCCGCTCCCCGGATCAGCGTCCGCCGTCGTCGTGGAGAAGGTATATGGGATGGTGATCGCGCCCCCGTAAACCCCCGTGGGTCCGGTGGCGCCCTGGATGCCCGTGGCACCCGCGGCCCCGGCAACGCCGGTCGCCCCCGTCACTCCGGCTCCGGTGGCTCCCGCAGGCCCCGCCACACCCGTCGCGCCGGTCACACCGGCTGGACCCGCGACGCCGGTCGCCCCCGTCACTCCGGCTCCGGTGGCTCCTGCAGGCCCCGCCACACCCGTCGCGCCGGTCACACCGGCTGGACCCGCGACGCCGGTCGCCCCCGTCACGCCCGCCCCCGTCGCTCCCGCGGGGCCCGTCGGCCCCTGCGTGCCTGTGGCACCCGTCACCCCGGCTCCGGTCGCCCCCGTGGCCCCCAGATCGCCTACCAGGCCCAGCACCCAGGAGGCATGCGTTCCTGCCCCGCCCGTCGCATCGACAAGGATGGTCAGCGCCGAACCGCTGTACGCTGTGACCCAGCCTTCGAGGAAAATGGTGGCATCGCCCGCATCGACTGCGCGCACCCGATGGACCCCCGCCAGGTAGGCACGCCCCGTTTCCACGCTGAACGTCTTCGACCCCGTGCCCACCGCAATGCTCGAGGAAGAGGTCGCGCTGTAGCTGGCCCCAGCGGCGCCCTGGGCCCCCGTGGCACCCGTCACACCGACCCCGGTGGCCCCGGTGGCACCCTGAGCACCCGTAGCCCCCTGAACGCCCGTAGCGCCCGTCTCCCCGGCTCCGGTGGCGCCCGGCGTGCCGATCGCGCCCTGGACGCCGGTGGCGCCCTGAACGCCCGTGGCCCCCGTCGCACCCGTCACCCCGGCTCCGGTCGCACCCGCCGGCCCAGCGACGCCCGTGGCGCCCTGGACCCCCGTGGCGCCCGTGACCCCGGCCCCGGTGGGTCCTGCCGGCCCGGTGGCGCCTGCGGCTCCGGTGGGGCCCTGGACGCCTGTGGCGCCGGTGTAGTGTGCGCCCGTGGCCCCCGGAGAGCCGGTATGCCCGGTCAGCCCCCGGGCGCCCGTGGCTCCCTGCAATCCGCGGGGTCCCCGCGGTCCGACGGGCCCAGTGGCCCCCGTGGCTCCAGTGGTCATGGCTGCCTCCTCATGCGACCGCGTACTCCATGTACGACCCGGCGAGCACCGTCACCCCCGCATCGTTGGTCTGAGTGTTCTGCGCGAACTGGAACGTGAAGCTCGCGGCGTTGGCGCCATTCTGGAAGAGGATATCGAACCAGATGGCGGCACCCGTCGTCCCAGTTCCGGTCAGCGAAGCCGAGGTCGTGACTGACGTGGCGATCGCGGCGTTCGCCGATTGATTGCCGCCCGCGATCCAGGTCTCCACATACGCCCGCACCAACGTCGGTGACGCGGGTTGGGCGAAGCCGTACTTGATGTCCCCTGCGGCCGTGGTGTCCAGGAAGATCTTCCCCCGGATCCGATACTTGGTGTTCGCGGCCATCGAGAACGTCAGCGTATTCGAGTTCTGGAGCGTCGCATTGTTCGTGACGTTCTGATCCGACGCCTGACTGAGCATCGTCCAGTTCGGCCCGGGGCCCGTCGCGCCCTGCACGCCGGTCGCGCCCGTGACACCTACAACGCCCGTAGCGCCCGTCGCCCCGATGACGCCCGTAGTCGTGGTGTCGACCCAGAGATCATCCGTGGCCGGACTGGGTGGTGCCGTCGCCCCAACCTGCACGCCTTTGACACCCGTGGCCCCCGTGGTGCCAACGCCGGTCGCGCCGGTCACCCCGACAACGCCCGTGGCCCCGGTCACCCCGACAACGCCCGTGGCGCCGGTCACCCCGACGGCGCCGGTAGCACCCTTCTCCGCCAGCAGCACCCAGTACGTCGCATTCGGTGGCGTCTGATTCGTGTGCCCGAGGATACAGGCGTAGCTTGATCCGTTGAGCGTGACGACGTCATTCACCACGTAAGCTGTCGCGCCACTCCAAGCGCCGAGGTTGGTGAATCCGACCCCCGTCGCGCCGGTCGCACCCTGGCCGCCGGCGGAACCCGCCGTCCCCGTGGCCCCGGTCACGCCGACGGCGCCCGTCGCGCCGGTCACGCCGACGGCGCCCGTGGCGCCGGTCACGCCGACGGCGCCCGTGGTACCTACCGCACCGCGGCGAGAGAGCCGGAACACATGCAGATACGTCGGGTAGAAGTCCAGCCATGAGACCAGTACCGTCACGTCGATCGTGTACCAGCCCGTGTTATCCGTGATCCCGTCGATTCGGAACAGCCCGAAGCGGCTCGGTGCCAGCGCCGCCTCCACATGGAGCAGATCCCCGGCGGCCATCTGCGCGAACCAGGCCGAGGCATCGAGTACCCCGCCCCCACCTGAGGTCTCCATGTTCTTGTTGATGTAGATCTTCGTGGTCAGCGCGATCGTCGCATTGTCCGTCCGGAAGTATTCCGAACCTGGATCCGCCGCCGTGGTGGACGCACTGAATAGCGCGGACATCCCGCCCGCGACGGCCCCTGTCGGTCCGGTCGCGCCCGTCGTACCGACACCCGTCGCCCCAGAAACGCCGACCGCGCCCGTTGCGCCCGTTGCGCCCACGGAACCGGCCGCGCCCGTTGCACCCGTGACCCCCGCGCCGGTCGCGCCCTGAACACCCGTGGCGCCCTGAACGCCGGTAGCGCCTGTCGTGCCGACGCCGGTGGCGCCCGTGTCGCCATTCCGGGCGAAGGCGAACACCCAGTCCGTGGCCGTCGGCGAGCCTCCGCCGCTCGTCGTGAGGAAGGTGACGGCGATCTTCCGGTATCCCGTCGCCGTGGTGACGCCCGTAACGAGGTATTCGACCCAGCTTGCCGGGTTATCCCGACGGAAGATGTGCAGGCGTCCCTTGATCGCTCCCGCCGCGTCATCGAGCGAATCCAGCCATCCGGAGACCAGACTCCCGCCGAGTTCGTCCGTGGAGACGAAGAGTTGCGTAGTCCCGTTGTCGAGGATCCCCAGCCCGTTGGCGCGGAAGTAGCCGGCCCCGGGGTCCGCATCTCCTGACGCACCGTTTCCGGCGTACCGCCAGGGGAAGCTGTCCGCACCGAGCGGCCCCGTGGCTCCCACTGGACCCACCGATCCCGTGGCACCCGTGGCTCCCGATGCTCCGACACCCGTCGCGCCGGTGGCCCCCTGGACGCCCGTTGCGCCCTGCACGCCCGTCGCGCCCGTGGTGCCGACGCCGGTGGCGCCCGTGATGCCCGTCGCGCCCTGCGCGCCGGTCGCGCCCGTGGTGCCGATTCCCGCGACCCCGGTTGCGCCCGTGGCGCCGTCCGTGCCCGAGTTTCCCGTCAGCCCACGAGCCCCGGTGGCCCCGATCTCACCGCGAGGTCCCCGCGGCCCCTCGACGCCCGTGGCGCCCGTTGCTCCCGTCGTCATCTACCGCCCCCCTCCTGGCGCCGCCTCGAGCCGGAATCGGCCGATCCGGAAGTCCTCGTCCGCCAGGGATTCTAACCGGATGCCGACCTGCCGGGCAGTGACCCGGATGTCCGTGTACGGCCGCGTCACTTCATACGGGCCGCGGTAGGTCACGGCTCCGTGCGGCGTGAACCGCTGAATGAAGTGCATCTGCGTCGCCCCGAAAGTCCGATCATCCGGGATCATCTGGACCGCTTCCATCACCTGGTCCCCGTTCCCGAGTTCCAGGGGGCCACTCTGGGCGAAGCGTGCTTCGATGAGGGGTTCCCCGTCAGCCGACCAGCCGGACTCGTGCTGGTAGACCAGGCCGTTCTCACCGACGGCGAAGGGCAGGGGGAAAGCATCCGCGTTCGCCCAGCACCCGCGGGGCATCGTGCCATCCGGATCAACGATGTTCCAGTGGTTCTCAAGCACGTTGTAGCTGATACAGCGGTTGTTCGTCTCCGAATCCGCTGAGGCGTAGAAGAAGAGCACCTCCCCGAACGTCGAGATCTGCCCGCTGGCAAACTTCCCCGCCTGGGTGAGATTGATGTCCTGGAAAATGTAGTCCTGCAGTTCGCAAGCCAGTCGACGCACCTGGCTCCCGTCCCACAAATAGAAGCCCCTGGCTCCCATCCAGATCGCCGTCCCATTCGGCAGCACCTGGGCCGCGAGAGGTGCGATGAGCCCGCAGTCCCGGCCGACCCGCGTGAAGTTGTAGACCAGTGTGCCGCCGATGAAGCGCATGAGCCAGAGATCTGTCGTGGTCCAGATCAGGCTCCCGCCACGAATCCGCTGTCCCGCCACCAGTGTTCCTGGTGTCTGGAATGGGTAGTCGCCTGCGGCGTTGCTTGGGTCCGGCGTCCAGACCGTGTTATTCTGCTGGCCGCTCCACATCGCCAGCCGCATGTCCCCGTTCGCGCCAAGGACCACCAGCATGCCCTCTTCCGTCACGAAGGCCCAGCGGCCCGTCGGCGCGTTCGCGACCGGCTGGGCCGGCGCGCCGTTATTCGCGTACTCGTAGACCACGCCCTCGTGCGTCGCGAGTGCCACGGCATGCGAACCCCAGGTGTCCAGGGCCCAGATCGTCGGCTGAGTCGCCGGCGACCCGGAAGCCACCCCGTAATCCCCGTCGCCGTACCCTTCGAAACCGTAGCCCGGCCCGTCGAAGCCATCGACAACGCCCGGCGCGTACCCCGCCGGCGTCACATTGATGAAAGAGTCCTCGTCCCAGACGTAGAGGTTATCCGGCGTACCGACCATCATCTGGCGAGCGAAGCTCGAGGGCCGCCACGGGAGCATGCCGCGGCCCGGCCCGGAGAGGGTCCCTCCCGCGACGCGCTCCCAGCCGCCAAACGGCATGATGTCCTTGTTGAACCACCGCATGAGCTTGGCAAGGTTCCACCGCCCCGCAGACGCGTACTCCGTCCCCGTGTGGTAGACTCCCGGCGGAAGCACCAGCGGAATGAGCATTACCGGCGTGCCCGGATCATCGGAAACTCACCTTCCTCCGCCTGCCGGTCCACCTGACCCAGCGCCGCCAGCGCGCCTGTGCGCCCCAGCCGCGGCCGGAGCTTCCCCTGCCAGTATTGCCGTTCCGTCCATTCGTGCCGAAGCCAGATCGGGAGATCCAGGAGCCGGGAGCGCATGCCCGGATGGTCGTCGACGATCATCGCCGACTGCATCGGCTCCCCGCCCCCGCCCACCGCGTTGATCGCGAAGGGATCCGTCAGCGTGAACGCGCCGGAGTGGACATCGCGCGTCCCGGAGTCCGTGACGCTCATATCGGTGTGGTAATGCCCGTACCAGAGGAAGTCCACCCGGGCATCCTTCCGTGCGACCAGCGCCTGCACCCGCGCCGCCTTCTTCGCGAAACCGTACCACGGGATCCCCCAGGTGCCCCTCACGTCATCGCCGTGGTTGAGCGCCATGAGCTTCCCCCGCACATCGACGAACGCCGAGTAGGAACGCGGCGCGTGGATGTCCAGCCGGCCCTCGTCGATGTACCGCGCGAGCCGCGCCTGCATGAGCGCGAGGATCATGAAGTCGAAGTTGTCGTGCGGGTCATCCATGTTCTTCCGCACCGTGGTCCGGGGATGATTCCCGGAGACCCCGACAAGGTTGACATAGGGTACCCGCTCGAGCACCCCCGCCAGCATCTCCGCCTGGGCGTCCGCCACGGCCACCGCGGCCCGCATGGTGTTCCCGAAAGCATTCTGGTGCTTGTGATCGTGAATGTCCCCGTGGAGCGCGTCCCCCATGTGGAAGAGGTGGAGGCGCTCGACGCGATGCTGCGGGAGATGGACCCCGGCCGCGTATTCGATGAGCATCTTCTGGAATCGCTCCAGCCGGAGGCAGAAGATGTCGAAGTTGTACCGCTCGAGGCCCCAGGTTGCCGCGGCCTCAATGCGCTGGTCCGCATGCTGGTCCGTGAACGCCGCCACCATGTCCACCGGATGAGCCTGCTTCGGCGCCGGCGTCTTCTGGTAGGGCACGAGTGCCAAAGGCTCGACCGTGCTCTCCAGCGTCGCCGCCAGACGATCGAAGATGGACTGCTGGGCGTCCACAGCATCCAGCTTCTCCTGCAGCCGGGCCGCCTCCCGCACCTTCTCCTTCAACTGGCGCTCGAGGCTCCGGAGTTCCGGATGATTCGGGTCCATGCCGTCCCGGCGCTTCTCATACAACTCGACTGCGGCGGCATACCGCTTGCGCCAGCCCGGCTGCTGCCCAATCCAGTCCCGGAGGGCGCCCGCGCCACTGCCGAGGTTGAGCCCGCCCCGGGTGAACATGTCCCAGAGCCGCTCGCCGTATCCGCCCGGGCCTTCCGTCGCGATCAGCAGTTCCGCCGTGTTCAGCAGGGCGGAGCCGAAGAGCTTCCGGTTGAGTACCACCGTCTCCTGGCTCACAGAATCCTCCCGAGGGGAATGCGATACCCGAGTACGAGCGCCGGTCCGTGCGCGACGGGGCTCCCGGGCGGGAACACCACGCCGTACCCCACCGAGACCTCCGGAAGCAAGCGGTTCCACGAGAACCCGCGTCGCGGCGCCGACTGATGCACCAGCACGGGTACCTGCTGGGCCGTCGTTCGCTGGAGCGCCGTGAGGGCAGCCCGAGCCGTGTCCAGGCCCTGCTGCAGTACGACGATGGTGCTGTCCGCCAGCCGGTTCGCTTCCCGGAGATCCCGGGCAGCAGTCTCAGCCTGTACGGCTCGGGCCGCCCACGGCGCACAGGTATCCGGCGTCGTGGAGGGCACCGGAGGCAACGTCGCCAGCGCCACCGTGCCCCGCGCGGCGGCCACATGCCGCGCCAGGCGCAGGGAATCCACTCGCTGGGTCAAGGCGGCGACGGTCCGGAGGGCTTGGCGGGCTTCCTGCTGGGCCAGAGCGAGTTCCGTGACCGCGAGTACGCGGAGCGAGTCTGCACGCTCGGCGCGCGCCGCACCGATGGCTTGGCCGGCACACGTCCCGAGCACGGCGGTCAGCAGGAGGGCGACGCCTCCGAGAACAAGACGGAATTCCTTCATGCTGTGGGGTGCTCCCGGATGAAGGTCCGGAGCCGCGCCAGCCGCTTCTTCCACCCAGGAAGATTCGGCGCCTTCTCCGGTGCTGCGGCCGCGATGGCCTCGTAGAACGCGAGACGCACCGTGAAGTACGCCTCGACCTGGTACCCCGCACGGACACCGAGCTTCTTCGCATTTCCCGGCCCGCTATTGACTGCCGTGTCAAAATGCAGGACAGCGACCGGCCAGTCAAGATGCGGACACCCCGCCGCGACCCAGTAGCTGTGGTAGATCGTCCGGAGTTCTGCTTCCTCGATCCGTCGCACCGACTGCCGAGGGCGCCGCCAGAGATCCCGGAAGCGGTCATACGTCTTCTGCGTGATCCCCCGCATCGTGGGGTTCGGGTCGCTCGCAGCTTTGCCCGGCCACCAGCCCCCCTCGACGGAGAGCACGAAGGCCAGGGCGCGCTCGAAAGCGGCGCTACCGGAGGAGGTCATCGGCATCGACATCCTCCGTCGATCCGCCGAACTCTCGGTGGGTCTGCTGGACCGTCACCGTCCGCGACCGGAGGAACGCGATGAAGACCCGCGAGCCCATCGCGGCCGCGAGCAACGTGATGGTGTGCCCGAGCGACGGGATCCGTCCCCCCGTCCAGAGCAGCGCGATGAGGATCGCCCAGGCCATGACGAAGCCCGTGATCTTGCCGTGGTCCGGCTCGCCGTGCTCGTCCCGGAGGTCGAACGCGAGGATGGGATCCCAGAAGACCAGCCAGAGCCATTTCATGTATGCTCGTGCTCCCCGGGGTGGGAATGCGTGGCGTGGAGCACCGACGCGACCCGCCCCTTGAGGTAACTGAGATCCGACGTGACCGCGCCCACTTGGACGATCACACCATCCACCTTCTGCGCGAGCGCAGTGTGGTTTTCCTTCGCCTCCGCTCGGGCATCGTCGATCCGCTTCCGGGTGCCGTTGAGCGCCACTTTGACCGCCGTCCAGGCCGCGCCCGAGGGGGCGACGACCATCGCGGCGAACTTGAGCAGATCGTCCACGGTCACCGCTCCGCTCCCGTGAGGAAGATGACCGTTGAACCCCGCACCATCAGCAGGAGGACATACGTCTTGGTGTAGTTGATCGTGGCCGGGAGATTCGCCGTGCCGAGCGTCACGCCGGCCCAGACGACATTTACGATGGCCGCCTGATTCCCGTACAACTCGAGCGCCAGCAGGCCCGTCTTGTTGTCGGGATTGCTGATCGTGAGTGTGGCCGCGCCGTTGAGGGAAGCGTAATGGTACTGGCCGTCGGCGAAAGAGACGGTCACCGCTCCGGTGACGCCCCCGTGGTTCTTGAGGGGCGTCTTAAGCCCGAAGCCATCGGCTCCGTCCGCCTCCAGCGTGTCGAGCCGGGCCGCACCCGCGGCGATGTCGGCCTCCGCCTGGTCCACCGCCGCCTGAATCGCCGTGAGATCGGCGTCCAGAGCGTCCAGGTTGTCGTTGAGCTTTCCGCCCCAAGTGTTCCGGGACTGCCCAGGTTCCGGCTTGACATACCCGTAGTTGAGTGTCTGTGTGTCCGCCATGAGGCCCCCTTACACGCCCGGTCCCGTGGCGCCCGTCGCGCCGACGATGCTTCCGCGATCCGTCCACCCGCCTTCGGTCCGCTCGAACAGATGGAACCCCGAGTTATCAATGTACCCATCTCCGAGCACGCCGGTCGCGCCCGTTGGCGTACCAGCACCCATCCAGAAGGTGATACGACCAGCCGCGCCGGTTGCACCTGACACGCCGATGACGCCCGTCGCGCCGGACACACCCACGACGCCGGTCGCACCCGACACCCCGACGACGCCCGTGGCCCCTGTGGCCCCGACAACCCCCGTCGCTCCCGTCACACCGTCCGGCCCCTGGGCGCCGTTCGCCCCCTGGGCTCCCTGTGGTCCCTGGACGCCCGTAGCGCCGGTGGTGCCGACGCCCGTCGCCCCGGTGGTGCCGACGCCGGTCGCGCCGGTCACGCCCTGGGCCCCCGCGGCCCCCGCCGAGCCCGTGGCACCCGTGGCCCCCGTGACGCCCACCACCCCCGTTGCCCCCGTCACCCCCGCTCCGGTGGGCCCAGCCGGTCCAGTGGCCCCCTGGATGCCTGTGGCCCCCGTTGCGCCCGGATCTCCGCCGCCCGGCCCGGTGGGGCCCTGGACGCCCGTCGCGCCCGTGGTACCGACGCCCGTGGCCCCCTGAACCCCGGTGGCGCCCTGGACGCCCGTCGCGCCCGTGGTACCGACGCCGGTGGCGCCCGTGGTACCGACGCCCGTGGCGCCGGTCACCCCCTGCACGCCGGTCGCACCCGAGGGCCCGGCGACGCCGGTGGCGCCCGTGGCCCCCTTGGCGATGAGATCTTCCCGGTCCCAGGACATCAGAACATCCTCCGGCTCCGCACGACGGGCGGACTCGCCCCGAGCTTGGCGCGCCGGCTCTGCCGGCGCAGCGCGTCCCGGGCATTCTGGTACAGCGCGGTCCACGTCGCGAGCCGCGGGTCATTCTTGAGGAAGACTTCCGCCATCATCAGCGCCCCGTACTTGTAGATGTCGGGGTGCTCGAGAAGCAGGCGGTTCGTTGGCGTCACCGCATCCAGCGACTCCAGCCGGATCGCGGACGTGATCGTGAGTGTCGTGCCCGCAGGCGGTGTGCGATCGAAACGCAGTTGATTGCCCGTGATGGCATAATACTGGGGGATTCCCTGGAGCCCCGGATGCGCCACCTGGTACCGGATGAGTTCCGGCAAGGTCATGGGATCCGGCGTTCGCGTGGTATCCCCATCGAACTGAATCGCCAGCAACTCGAGGAAGTCGACCGGCAGGTCAACCGTCTGACCGGGCGCGGTATCCGTGTCCGTGACCTCGAGACGACGCCACCCGATCTCCCGGTTGAACATCGCCTCCGCATCCTGGATCATCACCGGGATGTGGTCCTCGAGGTCCTCGCGGTTGAGAGTGTTCGCGATCGCCGTTTTCAGCGTCTCGTAGTCCACCACGCGGAGATCCGTCATCACCGCTTCCCGATCCGTCCCGGGCGGGTCCGGAACATGCTGTAGTTCGGGTCGTTGAGGAACTCGATCAGCTTCTGCTCGAACTCCTCCCAGTTCGGATACCGCCGGCGAAGGTCGTACCAGATGACATCCGGGACGACGCCGACGTGGTGCATGTCCCCCTTCCAGGGCGCCCGCTCATCGAAGGTGTTGAAGCGCGCCTTCGCGTCCTCGATGATGTCGTCGAGGACCTGCTCCCGCGCGATCGTGACCTCGCCGGTCGTGTCGTCGAAGTGGAACGTCTCGAGCAGGCCCTTCTCCGTGTCCAGTCCCAAGATGCCAGTCTCGAGCATACGCCCCTCCGAAAGAAAGTGAGCGAGGTGGGTGTGACCCCACCCCGCCCGGGTCCTACACCCAGCCTTAGCTGGTGGTCAGATCGAAGATGCCGCCGTGCGCGGCCTCCGCCCCGACCTTGAGGCCGTACTCCACGGTGAGCAGCTTCTGCGCCGCGGTGTCGCCCGTCTTCGCCTGGTCGGTGACCGCGAAGCTGTCGAGGTACGCGACCTCGTACATCTCCGGGTCCAGCACCAGGGCGTCGCGGGCCCGCATGAAGCGGTTCGGCACGAACGTCACGTTGCCGAAGTCCGAGACGTAGACATCCGCCGCGCCGATGATGGTCGCCGCCTTCGCGCCCTCCACCGCCTTGCGGATCTGCGCGATGCCGGTGAAGGCGCTCGCGGCCTGCTTGTTGAACGCCCCCACCATCACGATCCGGGGCGACGCCCCCGAGGCCCAGCACGCCGACAGCACGCTCTTGACCTGGGTCTCGGTGAACGCCCGCTGGGTCCCGTCGGTCCGGGTGCCGCTCGCGAGCGAGGTGTACGTCGGATCCGCGCCGTCGCCGGCGAAGTCCGTGTTGGTCTTGAGGAACGCCAGGAGCGAACCCGTCTGGCGCGCCGTGGTGGCGTTGCCGGCGGACGCGCCCTGGTTGGAGAGCAGGATTGCCTCCATGTCCCGCTTGAGTTCCTTCGAGATCTTCGCCAGCTGGTACGCGACCTCGGACTTCCGCCCCGCCTTGCGGATCTTCTCCTGGGTCCGCGAGACGATGAGGGACTTCTTCGAGATCTGCACGTAGTTCTGGCGTCGCACGGTCGGGGTCACGGAATCGAACGCCGTCTCGTCACCCTCGATGTGCTTGTTCCCGGTGTCCACGGCCACGAGCGAGTCCTCCTGCCACTCGAACAGGACCGCATCGCACGAGCCGCGCCCGCCGTTCGACATGAACGGGGTATCGGCCGGGCTGATGTTGTAGATCCGGTCCGCGAGGTCCTCGCGATTGCCGATGGACTGGTACGTCTGGAACGTACCGGCCTTCTTTGCCATGTGATGCTACCCTTCTGCCGGCGGAGCCGGCGGTCAGTCGAGTTCGGGCATGTCCTCGAACGCCTTGGCGGCGTCCCGGACACTGCCGGTCCGGCGCAACGCGTCGTCTGCCGCGCGCTGCTTCCGGTGCTTCGTGAGCTTGCCGTCCTGCGCCCGCCCCGGCGTCAGCGGCGCCTTGCCCGGCTTCGCAATCCGGGGGCGCAGCTTCTTGTACCGGGCCTCCAACTCCCGCATCCGCATCGCGTCGCGGGCCAGGAGGACCATGCGATGGTCCACCATGCCCTCCGCGATCTCCTGCGGGGTGAAGCCGCGGGCCGTCAGGTCCCCCTGGATCGCGGTCGCTTCCCGCTGCGCGACCTCCGGCTTGGTCTTCCACGCCGGCAGGGCCTGGTGCAACTTGACCTGCTCCTCCTCGAGGAAGGTGGCGAGCTTCTTCGCGCGCTCCGCCTCCTGGAGGTCCGCTTGCCGCTTGAGTTCTGCATCCGCCGCGGTCTTGGCGTCCTGTAACTCCCGCCACTCGACCCGGGCGATCGCGTACTGCTCGGGGTTTTCCGCCTTGAGCTTCTCCCAGTCGGGCTCCTGCGGATACGCCTTGTCGAGCACCTTCCGGTACTCCTGGATGACGGCGACATACTCGTCGCGGGCCTTCGCCGCGTCCTTCGCCACGGCGGCCTCCGCCATCCGCTTCTGCGTGTAGTCCTTGGTCCGCATGTAGCCGGCCCGCGCCTCGGCCACCGTGATGACCCGCTCCGTTCCGTCCGGATCCCGGATGGTGAAGACGGGTGTGGTGTCCTTGAGCGCCGTCGGCTCTTCCGCGGCCTCGGGCTCCTCCGCATCCTCCGCGACGGGCTCGTCGTCCGGGTCTGCTTCCGGCTCCTCGTCCTCGTCGTCCGGCTCCTCGTCCTCCGGCGCCTCGGTTTCCGCATCCTCCGCGGTCTCGTCGCCGGCTGCGAGGTCGTCGTTTGTCTCCTCCGCGTCCTCCGACTCCTCCAGCAGCGAGTCGAACAGTTCCGCGAGGTCCTCCCGTCCGTTGTCCTCCTGGGCGCCGGTCTCACGTTCCGGTGCGGCGGTCTCCCGATCGGCCATACCCTACTCCTTGTGGTGATGAAGTGTCAAGTTCCCGTCCCGGCGGCTTCACGCCGACGGGTCCGCTTGGCCTCCGCGGTCGCGGCGACCTGCTCGTCCGCGAGCAGGCGCTGCAGATCCCGCACGAAGAGATCAATCCGGTGCAACTCCCGCCAACACTCCTCCCGCACGGCGGTATCCCAGCTGGTGAGCCAGGTATTCTCGGCCCGGCGCCGCAGGCTGGCGAGTGCCCGGTTGAGGGTCTCATCCTCCAGCCAGAGGCCGGCCTGGTGGGCCGTAGCCCGCACCTCGGCCCGGCTTCGCGGCCCATCGAGGAGGGCACGTACGCGCTCGAAGAGGTTCATGACCCGGTGCTCTCTTTCGGGGTAGCCGCCTGGGCCAGCGCGGCGGTTTCTGCCTCATGCCGTCGTGCCTCGACATCGCGGTCGGCTTCGTAGCGCCGAGCCGCCGTCTCCGCGGCGATCCGGGACTGCTCGACCGCAGCCGAGACCCGGTTCTCCTCGATCTGGATACCGTGCTGGGCCTCGATCTTGAGGACTTCGAGTTGGATCTCCGCCTCGATTTTCATTCGGGCGGTCTCCATCTCCATGACCTGCTTCTGGCGCGCCATCTCGAGCTTTGCCTGCTCGATTTGGAGCTTGGCCTGGATCTCCTGGGCCTGCGCCTGGGCCAGAATCGTCGCCGGGTCCGGGGTCTGGGGCGCCGGCGGCGCCCAGTTCGGCGGGACGACGCCGAAGAAGCTCTCGGGCCGGTAGCCAGCGGTCTCGACCATTCGGCGGTAGGTATGGCTCAGGTGCTCGTACCCGACGAGCGGCGACGGCCCGATCGTGCTGATGGCGAGTTCCTGCTTCTCCGCGATCTTGCCGAGCGTCGCCAGCCGCTCCGCCGGCAGGCCCATACCCAGCCCGACGTTGATGTCCAGATCGAGCGGCGTCGACCAGGTGCGCGGATCGACCTGGGTCCAGCCACCCCGGAGCTTGACCATCCGGGCGACATCCTGGTGCCGCGACAGGAGGCGCTGCAGCCCGAGGAAGAGGTCCTTGACGCCGGTCTCGGCGAAGATCCGCGCGATCATCTCGATCTGCTGCTGGGCCGCGGACAGTTGCGCCGCAATCCCCATGACCGTTGTCGACTGCATCGCGCCCGCATCCAGGCCCTGCGAGCCACGGCTCTGACCGGACCGCGATTCCTTCACCGTGTCGAGGTACTCCAGCACCTGGAGCCCCGCCTGACCGGCGAACGGCACGACGAACTCGCGGAGCACGGTATTGGGGTCGCCCGTGGTCCGGATGATTCCCCCGACCTCGTTGTTCAGGAGGTCGTTCATGTCCACGTAGTCTTCATTCGCCGCGATGCGCGGGTCGATCGAGCCCCGGAGCGAGTCCATGACCGCCCGGAGGATCGCTGACTTGATGCGCTGCAGATCGCCGACGAGTTGGTGGATGCCCCCGCCGAAGAGCTTGTGGGCCGTGGGGTCCGGGCAGAGCAGCGCGAACGGAATCTCCGGCGCCGACTCCCGGTTGACCACGAAGTAGTCGGTCCCCAGCGTGCAGATCCGGTACAACTCCGCCACCCCGTCCCCGTCCTGGTCGAACCGGATCAGGTGTTCGCCGTAGAGGGTCTCCTGGAGGTCCGGGTTTTCCGTCTGCTCGAGTCCCGCGACCGCCGGGTGACGGGCCAGGTACTCTTCCTTGAGGGCGAAGTCGAACGCGGTCCCCTCGTGCTCCTCGAGGAACTCCAGCGAGTACCCCATCGCGACGAGATCGGAGCGCGTGACCTTGCGAACATGCGAGACGATGGTCGCCGTCTCGAGCGAGGTGGCGCTCGGGTTGATGTAGAACTCTTCTCCGGGGATCACGGCGTAGCGGGCCTGGCCGCTCCGCCGACGCCGGGTCAGGGTGACGTAGTACGTCGGCGCCGTCTGCCCGTCCGGCATCGTCACCGGCGCGCCTTCCGCCTGCGTGTCGATCGTGATCTCCGGGTCGTTGGCGAGGAGCATGACCTGCTCCTCGAGCAGTCCGGTATAGGACTCGGAGGTGACCTCTTCCTTCTCCTCCCACCACCACTTGACGACCCCGTACATCCGCACGAGGGCGTCCTCGAACCAGTCCCGGAAGATCCGGAATCCCGGATTGTCCTTGAACGCAACGACCTGCAGATACTCGGTCCGCTGCTTGGCGCCCTCCTCGTCGTCCGGCCCCGCGGGCGCGAATTCGCCCCACTTCTCACCCCCGAGGAAGATCCGCAGGAGCGACGGCATGATCGAGCGCACCGTGTCCCGCACGTCGCGCGAGATGATGCTCGAGCGCCCCTCCTCCTCGTCGCCGAAGGGCTCGCCGTCGTAATACTGGCTCCCTTCCGTGCGCTTGGGCGCGACGTCGCTGTCGTAGTACGAGACCGCCGCCGCCATCTCCGCCTGGAGCAGGGCCTGGAGCCGCTCGTCCGTCCAGGCCTCCTCCGGCGCGGTCTCGGCCTCGGGAGCCTCGCCGCCGAAGATCTGCGGCGTCGCCTCGGCGGACGCGAAGGCGTCGGCGTCTTCGATGGGCCCGCTGGGCGGCTGGCGCCGGGGGGCTAGGGGTTGCGACATCGCACACTCCACGCAAGGGCTGACCTGCGCGAGACGGTAACCGCAGTACGGCTCGTCACACAACCCCCGGCAGCCGGCGGCGGAGGATCGGCCGGCGCTTCCCGGCCTGGCGGCGACCGTAGAGCGCGGCAGCCGCGCCGCCGGCGAACGTCAGCACGAAGGCATCCGCGGCGTCCATGCGCGGCATCCGGCCCGCCAGGCGCCGCTCGAGCTTGTCCTTCGACTCGACCAGCAGTTTCCCGGAGGAGTGGTGGTCGATCTTGACGCACGAGAGCGCCTTGACGAGTTCGTCGTCCCGGGGGAACCGGCAATCGCGCGCCGCGAACCAGCCCAGCGCCCGCCACCAGAGTTCCGCCTTGAGGTTGTAGTAGGCGTCGGTCAGGCCCTTGTGCTCGGAGACGTTGATCCGGACGGCCGGCAGCCCGAGTTCAATGAGCCGGTCCGCCACTCCGGAGCCCTCGCCGATCGCGTCGATGTAGATCGCCGCCGGCCGCTTGGCCTCGGGCAGGCTGTCGTGCATCGCCGCGACCCGCCCGACGAGTTGCATGAGGTCGCAGTTCTTGAACCGATGCGCCGGCTCGAGGCACCAGTTGCCCTGGCGCTTGGCGAGGGCGGCCTGGTTCTTCCCCAGCCGGGCCACGTCGAGCCCCCAGACGATCGGCACGGTGCTGGAGAGGGTGACCTCCCGGTCGAAGGCCGCCTGAATCAGGTCGAGCGGAATGATCGAGTCCTCGTCGCCGAGCGGCGGCTTCCCCAGCACCCGGACCCGGAAGGTGTTTGACTCCTCGCCGTAGAGGACCGCCATCTCGTCGATGTATTCCTGGGGCGCCCGCTTCGCCTCGTAGCAGGAGACCTCCCGGACCCACCAGAGCGCCGTCTTGCCGCTCGTGATCGCCTCGTAGAAGTACCCTTGCGCCCGCACCGGATTGCCGAGGAGGAGCATGAACCGCGCCGGCCCGGACATCGAGCCCTGGCTCGCCTCGAAGACCGCCTCCGGCACGCCGCTCGCCTCGTCGACGATGAGGAGCACGTAGTCGGCGTGGACGCCCTGGAGCGCGTCCGGCTTCTCCGCCCGGGCGGTTCGCGCCGAGATGAAGGCCCGGTCCGGCGCACTCTTGAGCACCACGCGGTCCGAGGTCGCCTCGACGAGGGAGCGCACCGCGCCCGGCAGCCGCGACACCCACATCTTGATCTCGGCGAAGAGGCCGTCCTCGAGGGTCGCCGAGGACGGGGCGGTCAGGATGACCTTGACCGGGAATCGGGTGAGGAAGAACCAGAGGGACAGCCAGGCCGCCAGCGCCGTCTTCCCGACGCCGTGGCCGGAGGGAATGGCGATGCGCCGCTGCTCGTCCCGGCCGAGTTTGTTCGCGGCTTCCGTCTGCCAGGTGTCGGGCTCGACGGCCCACATCTCCCGGATGAAGCGATCCGGGTCGTTCCGGTAGCGCCGCTGCCAGGCGAGGAACGTCTCGACCGTGAACCGTTCGGTCGCCGGCGGGGTGACGAGATCGAGCGCGGGCGCCGCCATCGCCTAGCAACCCGCCAGGGCGTCGGCCAGGGCCGTGTCCGCGACCTCGGCCGGGGTCGCCGGCGGCAGCGCGTGGGCCGCGCCGGTCGCCTCGAGGACCTGCATCCGCCGGGCCGTGTCCTCCTGGTTGATCCGCTCGAGGGCCGTCAGGTGGAGATGCTCGACCTGGAGCACCGTCTTCGGCGACTTGCCGAACTCCCGGGGATTCGTCACCGCGGCCAGCCGGAGCTTGATGTCGGCCCGGAGCTTCCGCAACTGGATCTCTTCGGTCGACAGGATCACGCCCTCGACCGATTCCACGGCTTCCTGGGCGTCGTCGGCGTAGGAACGGGCCCGGTAGGCCTTCATCTCTTCCCAGGCCGCCCGCATGACCGGATCCTCCTCGAGCCACTTGTAGAACGCCCGGCAGCCGACCCCCTGCGCGGCCAGGATCTTCTTCACCCGCGTCCCCGTCGCGAACGCCTCCAGCATCGCCTCCCGCGCGTCCTCCGGGAGGGCTTTCAGCTTGTCGATCTGGTTGCGGATGATCGGCATCGACGCCACCCAGGCCTTGCCTTTCTCGGTGCGGGGGTAGATGCCGCTCGGCATTACCGGCAGAACTTCTCGAAGAAGGGGGCGATCTGCCGGAGCGATCCGCTCTTGGGCATTGGGTGATTCGGTTCCCCCACCGCTTCCCGCAGACCCCGGCCGGGGCGCGGGGCGCCCTTGAGCCGCTTCCGGGGCACCTTCACCGGGTCCTCCCGGTCGATCCGGGCGGCGGGAAGGCGCTTCGGCTTGAGCTTCCGCATCGGGGGCTCCTTCGCCGGGGCCTTGCGGCGGGCCGGCGGGTCGGTGGTGAGCAGGCTGCGGTCAATCGGATCCTGGTCGGGCATCGAGCCTCCATGGCTGCCCCAGGGTAATGTACCGGCGCCGCGTTGTCAAGTGCATGGACGGCATGGACGGGACTCCAGATCCTCGCATGCATGGACGCCATTCCAGATTTTCCGGCAGGGATTTTCGCCGCCAGGAAAATTGGAACCGAAAAATCGGGGCTCCGGCACACCACACCCCCCGCCACAGCAGCCGCCCGCCTCGCAGTACCGGGTAGGTGGGGGTCGCGCCGCGCCGCCGCCCTGCCGCTTCGCCGTATCGCCGCGCCGGCGAAACGCGTAACTCATTGCCGGCATTACGCTTATCACTTCACATATCACCTCATTTCTACGCGTACACGTGAAATTGTGACACGCCGATGCGCCGTTGCGCCCGATCTCGGCCTGCCTCCCCGCATACCCTCCACCCCTATTCCGAACCCATTGCGGAACCATCCCGAACCCATCGCGAACCCATCTCCCAACGCTGCAACACCGCACCGGGCCATCACTTAACCCCGCCCCGAACCCATCGAACCCATCTCTACTATCCGGCATAAGCGCGCGCACACGCGTAGGGATGTGTTGTAACAATCCTGCCATATGTAGAATAATTACCACATATTATTCCCTTATGGCGGATCATACCCCCCGCAGGGTTCGATGGGTTCGCGAATCGTCTAACCTATCGTCCTGCCGTAACTTACAGCGTCATTCAATGGGTTCGCGATGGGTTCGCAATGGGTCCGGATGGGTTCGGCACGAACCGTGCAACGTAGTACCGACGTCGGGCAATCCCGCCCCGTCAAGCCGAAAGGGCCACACCATGAACCGCGAAGCCGCGCTTGCCGAAATCGCCGCAGCCAGTCGAGAAGGCCGACCGGCCGACCTCACCGGGGCCGACCTCACCCGGGCCGACCTCACCCGGGCCGACCTCGCCGGGGCCGATCTCGCCGGGGCCGACCTCACCGGGGCCGACCTCACCGGGGCCGACCTCTCCAGGGCCGACCTCGCCTGGGCAAACCTCGCCAGGGCCGACCTCGCCGGGGCCAACCTCACCGAGGCCGACCTCACCGGGGCCGACCTTCGCGGGGCCAACCTCACCGGGGCCAACCTCGCCAGGGCCGACCTCACCGGGGCCAACCTCGTCAGGGCCGACCTCACCGGGGCCGACCTTCGCGGGGCCAACCTCACCGACACCACCCGCTAGCCGAAAGGGCCACACTATGCGAGTCTATCCCGGCA